TAATAGATAGGAGGTGAAGCCCGGTTGGCGTACCACATAGGGTGGGAGCCGCAGACGGGTAACCTCCCTCAGGGTGTCCCTCACCCGACCCGTAGTCTCGGATATCAGATCCTTCGCTGGTGCGAGAAGTATATCGTCCAACCGGACGGTGAAAATGCCGGACAGCCGTGGCGTTTCACCCCAGAGCAAAAAAGGTTCATCCTGTGGGCTTACGCCATTGATGAAAAAGGCAGGTGGCTTTATCAGAATGTTTCGCTGAGGAGAAGCAAGGGTTGGGGAAAAACCCCGTTGCTCGCTGCCCTGGCGATCATTGAATTCATCGGCCCTTGCCGTTTCGGTGGCTGGGATGAGCACGGCCGCCCGATCGGCGTTCCGGTCCAGCTCCCGCTCGTCCAGATCGCGGCCGTCTCGTTGGAGCAGACAGCAAACACCCGAGACATGATTCGCGGGATGCTGTCTGAGTCTCCGGCCGAGGCCGAGTACGGCCTCGAGGTTGGTAAGGAGCGCATCCAGTTCCGCGACGGACGGCCGGGCCGGATCGAACCAGTGGCTTCGTCCTCCCGCGGCCTGGAGGGCGCCAGGCCGACGTTCGTGATCTGTGACGAGACGCACCACTGGGTGGCCAGTAACGGCGGCGTGTACGTCTTTGAGACGTTGCAAAGAAACGTCGACAAGACGATGCGGTCCGGCAGTCGTCTGATGCAGACGACGAACGCCTACAACCCTAACGAGGACAGCGTCGCCCAGAGGACGCATGAGGCGTTTCTGGCCGGTCGTAAGAAGCTGCTGTATGACTGCCGCGAGGGCGCTCCGGTTGAGGATCTGACGGACCGTGAGGCCGTTTTGGCGGCCCTTCGGGACGCCTATGGGGACTCCTACTGGGCCCCTGTTGAGGGCCTGGTTGACCTGGCAACCGACCCGCTCACCCCGCCTTCGGTGTTCTGGCGATTCTATCTCAATCAGATCGCCGAATCCGCGGACAACTTCATCCCTAAGACCGTGTGGGATGAGCTTCGCCGGGATGACGACCCGATCAAGCCGGGTGACCAGATCGCCATTGGTTTCGACGGCTCGTTGCGGTCAGACTCCACAGCTATTGTCGGCTGCAGGTTGCGTGACGGAAAACTGTTCCTGATCCATCTCCAGGAACACGATGGCAGCGACGACTGGCAGGTTAACGCCTATCTCGTCGACAAAGCGATGAGGCAGGCCGTAGAGACGTACCGGGTTGAGTGGATCAACTGTGACCCAAGTTATTGGCAAAATACTGTCGGCCAGTGGGCGCTTGATTTCCGCGAAAATGACCGTGACGGCCGGGACATTGTGTTCGAGTTCCCGCCTCAGCGGCTGGCCCGTATGGCTGCTGCCGTCGAGCGTTTTCACACCGCTGTCGTCCTCGGGGATTCCATCTGCCACGACGGTGATAAGAAGCTGGCCCAGCAGATCTGCAACGCTGTCACTTACGAGGCCCCGCAGGGGATTTTGATCCGCAAGGAAAGCAAGACCAGCAAGAAGTGGATCGACGCCTGCATCGCGGCGATTTTGGCCTACGACGCGAGAGCGGAAGCGATCGAGGACGGCCGGATGAAGATTCGACGTAAAGCGCGAATGCGTTCGTTTTAGAAGAGAGGAGGTGTCGTCATTAAAAAGCCCGAGTCGCCCGCAGAGTGGATTAATTATCTGTCGGGCCAGCTTTCCGCCCAGAGGGCTAGGGGTGAAAAGTATGCCCGCTATTATGACGCGGACGACCCGTCTCCTCTCAAGTACGCCCAGAAGAAATTCGCCGAAGTTTTCGGTGAAATGTTCGTCGGCTGGCGGGACAATTTCTGCCCGCTGATCGTTGACTCGATTTCTGAGCGACTGAGCGTCAAGGGTTTCCGCATGGGCCCGGACGAGGAGCCGGATAAGGACGCCCTGGAGATCTGGCAGCGCTCGTTCCTCGACGCCGAGAGCAACGCTGCTCATATTGACGCCCTGGTTCAAGGAGTGGCCCACCTTATCGTCTGGGTGGATGATGAAGGGCAGCCGGTCATCACTCCCGAGTCTGCGGCTGAGGTGGTCGTCCAGTACGCGCCTGGAAGCCGCCGCCGCCTGGAGGCTGGCTACCGGGAGTTCACCGACGACTGGGGCGTCACCCACGCGACGCTTTTCATGCCGGACCAGGTGTACACCTCTATCCGCGGTAAGGAGGACAGCGCATGGTCCGAGCCGGAACCGAGCCCTAACCCTCTCGGGCTCGTCCCTATTGTCCCGTTGACCAATCGGAAACGGCTTAAGTCTGAGCCGTTTTCTGAGCTGGCGGGGATCATCCCGATCCAGGATGCCATTAACAAGGTGGCGTCCGACGCGATCGTGGCCAGTGAGTTCGCTGCTTTCCCGCAGCGAGTTATCATGGGCCTTGAGCCTTTCGAGGACACCGACGAAGAGCGTCGGCAGATGCTCAAGGCTTACATTGACCGCATTCTCGCTTTTGACGGCGAGAATGTGAAAGTCGATCAGTGGGACCCGGCGGATTTGTCGAACTGGGTGCACCTGATCGACATGCTTGTCCAACACATGGCAAGCCAGAGCAGGGTGCCGTTTCATTATTTCCTGCTCAATGGTGGACAGGCGCCTAGTGGTGAATCCATCACCGCCGCGGAGGCCGGGCTCGTCGCCAAGGCAAGGGAGCGGATGCTTCACTTCGGCGAGAGCTGGGAGGAAGCGATGCGCATCGCCTTCCGCGTTATCGACGACCCGCGAGCGTACGCTTTCGATGCCGAGGTCATTTGGGCTGACCCCGAGCACCGGAGCAAGGCAATGCTCGTGGACTCCTTGGTTAAGCTGAGGGAATTGAACGTCCCGGTTCAGCAGCTCCAGGAGGATTACGGCTACTCGCCGCAGCAGATTGCCCGCTTCGTCGAGATGAAGGAAGCGGAATTGAGGCAGCAGGCGGAGTGGCGTGATAAGTACGGAATGGAGCCAAAGCAGCCCAACAGCAGCTCCGACACGAAAGTCGCCGAGGTAGAGCGGCGCAAGGAAAAGGCCGTCCGTAAGGCGGCGTAAAAACGCTCGAACGATTGCTGGGCCTCGTCCCGAGATGGGACTGAGGCCCATTTCTATATCCGAGATGGAGACTGAATGAGCGAGAACCAGACCGCGAACACCGCTGAGCAGAATGTCACCGAGGAGGCAGGGCAGCCCCAGGAGCAGGCGCCCGAGCTGACCCTTGAGCAGGCACAGGCCCGTATCGCGGAGCTGGAGCAGGCGGCCAACAAGTACAAGGCGCTGATGCGCAAGGAGGAGGCCGCGAAAAAGGCGCACTGGCAGGAGCTTCAGGAGCTGAAGAAGGCGCAGCTGTCCGAGACGGAACGCGCCATTTTGGAGGCCGAGGAGCGCGGCCGGCAGGCCGCTTTGGCCGAGTTCGAAAACGAACGTCGGCAGATGAAGCTAGCCGCTGCTGCGGCCAAGGCCGGTGTGCCTGAGGAGGTCCTGAGGGTAATCGACCCGGCCAAGGTCTTCGACGAGGCCGGCGAGGTGGACATGGATCTCCTGACTGCCCTCTCGGGCGCTTCCAAGCCCAAGTTCCAGAAGACCGCGACGGATCTTGGAATCGGCGCGAAGAGCAACGGCAATGCCGGGCAGATCACGCGCGAGCAGCTCAAGCGCATGAGCTACGCCGAGATCAACAAGGCGCGCCGTGAGGGGCGGCTGGATGCCCTTATGAGGGGTCAGATCTAGGACCCGACTTCGCACAGGGCCCCCGGAAATCCTAGGGGGCCTTTTTTTGTGCGCGCTTACCAAAAGGAGTTATTAGCGCATGTCTGAGGCTTTCAGCGGCGGGGTCTACCGGGATTCCGCCACGGGCCACCCGATTCAGTCTACCGACAACCTCTTCATCCCGGAGCTGTGGACCGCACAGCTCCTGGAGGACCTTGAGGGGAGCCTGATCCTCGGCTCCGCCATGGTCACCAACCGGAATTATGAGGGCGAGTTCCGCCGCGAGGGTGACGTCCTCCACATTCCGCACTTCGTCGACACGGTCCGTGACTTCGGCCTGAAGAAGGCCTATGGCGCTTTCTCCGCCGGGGAAATGGACCACGCGGAGCTCGAGTACATCAAGATGACGATTCAGAAGGGATCGTCGTTCCGCTTCGAGGTGGACCGTCTGCACCAGTGGCAGACCAAGGAAGGCATTGACCTGATGTCCAACTTGGTCCGCCAGCGTGCCCGCAAGCTGGCCGAGACCATTGACATTCTGGTGGCTCAGACCATTACCGCCGCCATCGGCGGTAAGGATCTGAACTCCTCGCTCTCCAAGACCGTCCCGGCCACCCTGGCGGAGTGGAACGCGCTCACCGACCTGCACGGCGAGGTGAAGCAGCTCACCCTTCAGACCGGCACTGACGGTGTCTACAAGACGATCGTGGACATGGTCATGGAGCTGGACATCACCAACGCTCCGCAGGACCGCTACCTCATCGTGGCCCCGTCCATCCGGGCGTCCCTGCTCAAGGACCCCAACTTCATGGACGCCTCGAAGTGGGGTGCGACCCCGGTCATGCCGACCGGCGCCATCGGCCAGATTCTGGGTGTCCCGGTGTACGTCTCGAACGTCCTGGCCAACACCACCAGCAGCGCTAAGAAGCTGGTCCGCCCGACTCACACCGGGGCCAGCCAGATTCAGATGCTGATGGGCTCCACCAACGCTGTCTCCCTGGTCATCCCGCACGCTGAGATGCGCGCGTACGAGCCTGAGGACTCGTTCACCCAGGCCGTTAAGTCTCGCGTTGTCTACGACGCGAAGGTCGTCCGGCCTGAGCAGCTCGTAGTGGTCGGCACTTTCGAGGAGCCGGTGGAGTAAGACGGCCAGGGTTAATCCGCCGAGCAACAGGGAGTGAGGGCCGGGCCTTTGTGCCCGGCCCCTCCCTTTAGTAGGGAGGTCCCTTTTTTGCTGCTGGATATCAGCGATATTGAGGCCCGCACCGGTAACTCGTACACCGACCCGGCGGAGATCGCCAGGGTCGAGGCCGCGATTGAGGACGTCACCGCCCTCATCGAGAGCTACTGCAAGCGCACCTTCACCGACCCGGTACCGGCAGCGGTCAAGGCGGTGGCGGCCCGGGAGGTCATAGCCGCGCTCAACGTGGATCCCGGTATCGCCTCCGAGCGGGTTGGTGACCTGTCCACCGCCTATGCGGGCAGCGGCGCGGTAACGGCCCTGTCGGCAGCGAGTATGCGGGTGCTCCGGCGTTTCCGCAGCAAACCGGCCTACTCCATCCAGCTCGTTTCCCCTTGGTCCTGCCAGGCCGAGTCCGGCTCGGGCGAGGGGGGAGCCGAGCAGTGATTCTCGACAAGGCTAATGAGCCGATCAGAATCTGGCCTGTCGTGCTTCTGGATGACGGCTACCGTGGCAAGCGGCCGGGAATGGCCCGGCAGCTCCCGGACGGCTCTTACGACCCGCCAGAGGGCGCACCGATCGACACCATGGCGTTCATCATGCCTTCCGGTTTCGCCGGTGCCGGTTGGGCCGCGAATATGCGTTACGAGGACCAGGGATGGGCGAATGTCGCCCGTTCGACCTTCTACGTCAAGCACCAGCCTGGCTTGCTCTCTCGGTGGGCCCGCATCGAGGCACAGGGTTTTGAGTGGACGGTGACTGACACTCCCCGCCTCTATTCATATCGCCGTTTCAAGTTCTACGTGGCAACCGCTGAAATTCGAGGGGATCGCGATTAGCTACGAGATCTATATCACTGATAAAGACGTCGCAGAGCTGGACGTCGTCAACGGCGAGGTAGAGCGGGTCGCCCATGTGTTCGCCATGAAATGGCGAATCGCAATGATCCCGCACACCAGAACCGGTAGGTTCTCCAACTCGATCGACGTGGAGCGGGCCAACGACAAGGATTACTGGGTCGTGGCGAATGTGCCTTATGCGTTCGCCGTCGAATACGGCCACCACGGGTTCGTCCCCGCNNGGGCTCAATTCGCGTTACGAGCACATGCGTTACATCGGCTGGGTTGAAGGTATCCACGTGCTGAGGCGGTTGCTATGAGCACGCCGGTATTGCCAGACCCTGAGCTTCTCGTCATTGACGCGTTGCGTCATTACATGGGTGGCCTCGAGCGCATCTACACGGTTCCGCCGGTTGACTGGGCTGACGAGATGCCGTTCATTGCGGTCGGCTGGCGTGGTGGAATGCCCTCTCAATGGCCCGAGCGCTTGCAGATCACCGACCTTGAGCTCAAGGCGTTCGCGATC